GTTACTGATCGTTTCTCAAAGGGGTTTAAGATGAATGAAATGGAGGTTGAATTTGCAAGACTAGTTCAGTCTTACATGTCGCTGTGTGGATGGAAGTGCATAATGGCACCTCCCTTTGCAGAGAAAACAACGAAGTTTTCGTCTCCTCCTAACCGCAACGGCATTGTGCCCTCTTCCGGATGGAAAGATGGAATCTCTCCGACAACTCGAGCTAAGGTAGTCCTGATTTCAGAACTTCATCAGCAGTTGCGTGGGGTTGAAGGAACATTGCGAAAACAAATTCCAGGACTTAGTAATCCTGAACCTTCGAGAGAAACTAAATCAGATACCGGGACTGCTCTAACCTAAGAGGTTTGCACGTCGCAACCTTGAAGTGCTCGAAATCCTTTTATAAGGAAGAGGAGATGGTCTTTGACCAACAACTTCAGGGAGCAATTTGCCATCGTCTTTCGGTGTTTGGGGTACCACCTGTTTGGCATCGTGAGTTTGCTCAAGATGTTGACAAGTGGGTTCACTTATCTGGAGTAGAGTGGACGGTTAAGAGGTTGAAATCTCTTAAAGTTGATCTCTACCGTTACCGATCTGGTTTACCTTTGCTTTCGCAGGTAAAGATGAACAGGAAGGGCTTGCCCTTCGGCGTGATCGGTAGTCTGTTCAAGTGGGCATCTAAGAGTGAACGGAGTTTTCAATCCGTTGTTCACACTCTTATGTGCTACTCCCTATTCAAGAATCACCAACTTAGTGATTCCCAAAGGGAGAAATTTGTCAAGGCTGTTTCAGCAAAGACAAGCACTTATGATCAGACGTTCTTAGAAGGCTTTGCAACCTTCATGAATGCCCAGATGAGAAAGGTTCTTGAGTTGGGAGTTCCAAATTCCCTTCTCAATTTCCGTGGTTCAGAGAGTAAAAAGGCTCCTTTACCTTCACACAGAAGTGTGTCGCAAAGTGGTGCTGGACTATCAAGTGCCAGTTACTTTGTTGGTAGTGCGCCCGCAAGGTCGCTTTACCTAAGGTCTGAGTCCCTGTATGGGCCGGTTTGCAAAGGCTTGGATCTCCAGGTCGATGCATCCGTTTACCCAGGGTCGCGCCCCACTAAGAGTGAGGTGTCAGGAGGTGAAGTACACTTCCTTCAGGAACCAGGTCTAAAGTTGCGAGCAATCGCTTCTCCATACCTTGTTCACCAGTTGGCTTTAGGGCCGCTTGGAAGAACCCTGTACTCTCATATGCGTACACTCCCTTGGGATTGTACACATGACCAATGTAAACCTATCTCTGCGATTCAGAGACACCTTACCAGCAAAGGACAAGTCCACTCTGTGGATTTGAGCAATGCAACTGATTATTTCCCTTTGGAAATTCAGCTTAAGGTTTTGGAAGCCTTATGTGGTAAGCATCAAGCCATCGATCTCTTTGCTGAGATCAGTCGATCAGTTTGGAAGTCACCAATCGGACCGATTCGATGGACTCAAGGCCAGCC